AAAGTTGCATTTAATTCAGGTAGTTTAGTTAGTTGATTATTATTACAACGCAATTCTTCTAATTTATAAAATCTGGATAAATCAGGAAGATAGGTTAGATTTCTATTCAATACATGAATACTAGTAGTTGCATCGGGCAAACTATTCAAATATTCATCAATATTAAACTCCATTTTAATTGGATTTGGTTTAGTTGTTATTTTAATACTAGTTAAAAAAATAGAAATTAAATCAATTTTTTATTTTATTGAAATACTATTTATTACCAATTATTTACTAATTTATGAAATCTGGATAAATCTGGAAGGTATGTTAGTTTTCTCTTGGATACATTACACCGACCGAAAAGATAAATGAGACAGATTACAAAGCAATCTCTCATAACTCATTTCATGAGTTGAGACAAATTATATATTAAAAATATAAAAATTTGTAATAATTCTTTTCAATGGTGCAAATGCACTCCGAAGGGCGTTATAAATACATTCTTGATACTTTTTGCTTGAATATTATGTTCTTTCCAAGAATTAGCACCCATAATTAATAATAGTTGTAGTTCCTAAAAGTACAGAATATTCAACAGTTCCTCTAAAGGCTCCAATACTGTAAGGATACTCATAGTTCAAAACATAATGATAAATATTAGTCATCTTTCCTTCCCACATAACTTCAGAAGTCAAACCGTGACATTCATCTAATTGGTCATTGGTAATTATATTACCATCTTTGTCGTATGGACCATAAATACCAAATCCATCCAAAGCATAACCAACTAATGGGGATGGATAAATATTTTTTTCGGTTTCACTAAGAAGACATTTCCAAGAATAAGCGTGTAAATGATATTGTTCTGCATAAGGATGTCCAAAGCATTCATCAAGGGGCAAGATAGAAATTGGATTATACCAACCGCTGTTGGTATTGGCAATCTCTACATGCCAAACTGTTCCAGTGAGAGTAACTCCAATAATTAGGTAATCGATTGGTTGTGGTATCTCATTGTATTTTGGATGTTTAGTGATTTTGAAATCAATAACATATGGACTGATTCCAATTGCAGCTGCACTACTATAGTCTGATCCAGGGATTCCTGTTTTTGGATCATGACCTGCTGGGGCAGCCTCATACCACGGATAAGCTCTTGTTCCTTTTTGTACAGGGAAGATTCCCAAGGGTGTAGTTGGTAAACCATTACCCTTAAAATAACGATGATTATTATCTTCTGTGATAGAAAAAACGCTTCCTTTCGTGTCATAATAGGTAGCCGACACATTTCCATTAACATAAGGTATCTTAGATATATCAATAGTATTTGTTTCTTGATCAAGCCAAGATCTATCACTTGTTTTTAGCCTTGTTGTATCTCCTCCTAATATACCTACAAAAAAAGGTCCCAAGTAGATGCCATTTTTTTGAGGAATAAACGGATCAAGATTTGGAGGAGAATTTTTCAACAAGTTTGTAATATTAGTTGATACACTTGTATTTGTAGTTGTATTATAATTTGTTGTATCATTTGAAGATCCAGATAATGCTTTAAATGCTGATATAAATGCGTTTTTTGTTGCTAAATCACTAGCAATAGTATTTGAAAGCAATTTAGTATAGTTTAAGTTATTACCTGTTGCTGTTGCGGATGATGTTGCGGTTGAGGTTGCAGTTGAAAAAGGAAAATAAGTTTCCTTAACGAATGCTTCTACGTTTGCTTTACTTTCCGTTTTAAAAGCCATTTTATATATTAAGTAATATTATTTTTATATGTATAAAATAAATGTTTTTACCAATTATTTAATGTAATCTCAAATTGTTCTTCGTTGTTCTCATCTATTGCACTTAACAACTTTACCAAATTTGCAGGGGAATAATATTCCTGTATTTTTGGTTCTCTTACTTTTACCCATAACCAATCACGAAATTTATTTTTGAGTTTTAAGGAATAGAAGAAATATTTGAATTTATATAATAAACGCGCAATCTGTATTATATTGTGATTGTGATAATGATGGTGACCTTGATTTAAATACATAATATCATCATGAATTGGGTTTTCCATATACTGAAATATGGATAAGTTGGGGGGTAAAAATGGCAAACTGGTCAAACGATTGTTGCAACAATCTAGTATATCTAGTTTGTCGTTTAATCCAGGCAGAACGGTTAACAGATTCCCATAACAATATAAACTTTCTAAATTTTCATTCAATGGCGGGAGACTGGTTAGACGGTTATTATTGCATTTTAAGATTATTAAGTTTGGATTTAATGGTGGAAGACTTGTTAGTTGATTATGACTGCAAAATAAACGTTGTAAATTATAAAATCTAGATAAATCTGGTAAATAGGTTAGTTCTTGGAAGGATACATCAATTTGGTCAATGTCCTCTGGCAAACTATTCAAATAGTCTTCTATGGTTATGGTTGAATTCATTTTAAACATTGGTGATTGAATATTCGGTAAAGGTGAATATGTTAGTGTTAGTTCTATGGTTGAATTCATTCAGTTGTTATTGGTATTTGGTAATTGGTAATTGAATAATGGTAAAAAAAGGATTATTTAGTTCAATTTTTTTTATAAATAAAATAAATGTTTTTATACATATTTTTACCAATATTCAATTACCAATTATTTATTACATTCTTGAATTGCTCATAATCATCATCGTCTATTCCACTTAACAACTTTACCAAATTTGCAGGAGAATAATATTCCTTTATTTTTGGTTCTCTTACTTTTACCCATAGTAAATAAAAGTCTTATCAAAATAAGTATAATCGTAATGCAAATGAATCTCATAATTGTCTAGAGTATATTCAAAGCTGGGAACAATATCAATTAAATCAGTAATGTCTTCAGTAGAGCCCATATATCCATACTCATTTAACCAAACAGAATCTTTATCATCATTAACGATCTCATAATTACAATTAAACCACCAATCAATTATGGCTTTGCTTTTTTTGTTACATGCTTCACATAATTCTTTGCGAAACTGAGGTGTATTAAATATACGGTAAGTGGGGTCAAAGGTCCCGAAAATCTCTATAATCAAATCATCTGGTAGTGAGAATAGGAGGTTAAGAGGTTGTCGTTGGATAGCGGTCATGTTTAACTTGATGTTGATGTTGTTGTATGTTAATGTCTGTTGCAAAGAAGACGCAAAAGCATTTCATTTTTTTTAATTGAACGTGGTATATTGGAATTAAACTTTATAAAAGTTATCAAAAATATATTGAAAATCTGCGCCATTTGCACCATAGTTAATTGTAGTATCTGATAAATCTTGGTTTGTAGAAGTGATTAATGTAAAATAAAGATTACTAGATGGCAGTGTAGTAGGGGTTACATCGGGTTCAGTTGTAGCGGTTTCATTATCAGTTTGAAAATTTATATACGCATTTGCGGAACCACATATGGCATCTGGCTGAAATGCTGCCCACGCATTAGTATCTGAATTCCAAGAATAATAATATGGATTATTATCGCTTATTAACCAACTGTTAGCAGTGTCACTTGACAAAATTGCACCATTTCCACCAGAGTTAGGTCTAAATCCCCAAAGGCAAAATGAAACATTCAAGTTTATAAAATCATTCAAATATCCAATGATACCAGGCATTGCTGTACTATTCCCAGATGCATCTACATAATTACCATTGTAATACGGTGTTCCATAATTATTTATACCAACAAGTGATACTGTATTATTAGACAAGTCAAAATAATCGCTTGAATATTGGTAAGAAGTAGAATCAGTAGAAGGTGTAGACGACGAATAGGTAGACCAAGGCAAATCATATCCCCCATATTCGGTACATATATTGGGACAACCTACATAAAATGGTGTATTGGGTGTTTGCAGAGCGGTAATAATTTGTGCAAAACCAGGAATTGCAGAGCCTGTTGTAGTAGTGTTATTTGGAGTAGTGCTATAATAACTTGCATCGTAATATCCAGCATGTTTGAATGCCCCCGAATATAATCCAACGTATGTATGAAAATTGTTTAAAACATTGTAAAAATTATAAGCCGAAAAAAAACCACCTGCCGGATTAGAAATTTTGCCGTCTGTTATATTATCACGTAATGTTGTAAAACAATTATAAGTATTTGTATTAATGCTATTTGCAGATGTGTCCCATTGACCATTTTCACTGGTTGTGTTAAAAAGCATATAAGCATAGTTATCTGAACCCGCTATAATACATACATTTTGTGCACCAATCGTTTGACGAATTGTATTGTACATTTGTCCAAATCCTGTAAAATTATAATTATTTCCATTCCACATTACAGAATCCCCTCCGTTTACATAATATGAATAATTATTTGAATATGATGTACCTCCATTAGGATAAATTAATTGATCTGTAAAAGGTTCGTTATATAATTCAAACATTATATTTTGCAATAAACTTACTGGCAAATCAGTAGTAGTAGTGGATTTAGTAAAATAACTTGATGGAGACCCACCTGAATATGTATATGCCGAAGGTGTTCCTATTGCATTTCCATCTGAATTCACGCCAAACAATGATGCAACTGAATTCCAAAATGCTACTGTATTGTCAGTTAACGATAATAATCCATTTCCACTCATATCATTTACCGCAACACCAGGCATTGGTAATTGTTTGCTTGATAAAGTAGAATAACCATACTCAGGGTAACCCATTGCTGTAGAGGGATAGGACCCCGACGTTTCAGGTTGCTGAGCTGCATAATTCCAATGTAAATCAATTGTAAAAGTTATTGGTGTAGTGGTATTATCCGTCGGTGTAGTGGTATTATCCGTCCAAGTGGAATAACAATAATAAATTATATCAATAATTGACTGTTGATATTCTGCACTAGTAAAAGTTACATTTGTTTGACCATTAGTAAAATAAGGATAAGTGTAAGAATTAACCGCAGGCGTATTTGCGGTTCCATTTAACCAATAATCAGCACATACAGGAATTCTAATTTGCGGTGCAACATTTTTAACATTAAGTAATTGTAGTATCACATTTTGCATTAAATAATAAACATTTAAAGTAAGGCCTGAATTACCATTACTAGTTTCTGACCCATTTTGATAATATGTATAATATGTATCGGTTGAATCATTATATGTATAATAACCAAAATCATAATATCCACTGGATGCAAATATAGAACCTGCATATTCGGTACTAGTTAAAGAAACCCCTTTAATTAAATAATCAGTATAATTTCCTGAACTTTTATTGGTTTTATTGTTTGTACTATTTGCACTTCCTGTATAATATTGTAATTTTGTTGAATCAGTTGACCATGGAATAGCATTTGTTGTAGTAGTTATGCTTACACCAGTTGTAGCGGTTTGACTAGTAACCATTTCATTAGAATCAGTGTTTACAGAATTTGAAGCAATAATAGTGGCATCTGTTATAGCTAAATCAGAAGCAATTTTTTTTGACTTTATAAGTGTGTTTACTGAATCATTACCAGTTGATATCGCGGTTGCTGTCGCGGTTGCTGTCGCAGACGCATAGGGATAAATAAGTTGTTTCATTGATACAGTGCTTTTTACAAAACTTCTTGATTTAAAAGACATTATAATATATATATATTTTTATATTTTGAAAGATAATTTAAATATAAAAATAAAAGTTTTATATTATTAAATGGTAGTAAATAAAAATATGGATTATTTTTAGTCCTTTTTACACCTTTTAACATTTCAAACGCCGAATAATTACCACCACCAAGATTTTTGTTGTGATACAACTTTTTCTAATTTTTCTAATTTATCATATAATAATTTATGTTGATTTTCCATTTCAATCATTTCTTTTTTATGTTGATTTTCCATTTTATCCATAAAATATTTGTGTTGTATTTCAACCTTTTCATTATTTAATTCCATTATTTTATTAGTCGTATATTGATGATATGCTCCAAATGTCATAGCACCTAAAGCACCTTGACTGATTGTTTTTAATGTTTCACCAGATATTAAGTGTGTTTTACTCATTTTGGTTTATATAAACTAAACCTTTATTATTTTAAATTCAATTTTTTTAAATATAAAAATAATTATATTTTTATATTTCATAACTTTGTGAAAAATAGGCGTTTGAAATGTTAAAATGTGTAAGTTCATTGTCAAAATAATATTTTGGACTGGTTGATATTCTTACATGTGTATAATCAACTCCTAACCCATGTACGCTTATCCATACCTTTCCGTTTTCATTCATAAATTTCTTAGCCACTTCTGCAACTTTTTTCCAAAATTCTTGTTGTTGAGTTTCTGGTGCATTATCTATAAAATCTCTTAATGTTGCATAATTTTTCCCACGAATAGGCATTGGAACTACTAACATTGTATCTTTACTTAAATTTGGAAAAGCAACAACATATTTATTTTGTGAATTTTGAATATGTTCTTGAAAATCCTTTTTATTTTGTGTTAGAGGTAATTCATTATTTGTTCTGAAACTTTGTTTATATTCTACCTTCCCGTCATTTTTCAATACACTTGTGTTCCATTGAAATTTTCCTTTAAGTTGGTTCGGATATTTTAATATAATTCCATTTTCCCAATTTTGTAAAATTTCACTCCACAACATTGTTTTTATAGAAAGATATATTTATACCTTTTATATTTCAAATATTCAAGAGTGTATAATTACTTTTACAATGTTATCTATTAAATGTACATAAATATATCTTTATATATCTTTATATATATTTACTAACAATGTCATTAAAAACAATACAACTTACTATTCCAGATAATAAGATTCTGCAAGATATGAGCTGTTTCTCTCCAGAAGAGAATTATTTAATATTAAAAATAGGAAGTGAGTGCTTATTGGAAGGTAGAAAAGTGGTTGTCGGGCTAACCCAAACTGAAATATATGAAAAAATAAAGAATGAATCAAAAGAAGCACATCGGCAATTAGAGTTAGATATAATAATAGAGAGAGAAACGGCAAAAAGATTAGAAGAAAGATGTACAAAAATATATGATGCGCAATTATTGCAAACGAGAAACCAATATGAAAAATTGGAAGAAGCTAGCAACGCAATGAGAGAAAAACTGGAAGAAACAAACAAAACACTGAGAGAAAAATTAAAGACTTATGAGATGGAGAATGAATTATTACACCGACTAAAAAGAAAAATGAGACAAACTTTCTATAAAAAATAAAAAATATTATTCTTCTCCTCAATAGTATAAAAGCGCCCAAAAGGGCATTATACTATTTCACAATATAACTTACTATAACGAAATTACCACGCATCCAACACTTTATCCAAATCTGCATCTTCATCAGGTAAATTTTCTAATAAATACCTATAATGATATTTTTCTCTGATTTTAGGCTCTCTTATTTTCACCCATAACAAGTTACGGAGCTGTTTTTTGAATTTCAAAGAATAATACAAATACCGAAACTGGTTTAGAAATCGTAGTTTTTGGTTTATTATATCTTTATCATTGCTATTTATTATTTCAAATATTGGATTCTTATCATAATCTATTGTTTCTAAATTTTCATTCAAATGTAAACAAGATAATTGATTATAATAGCAACATAATGTTTTTAAATTTTCATTCAAATGTAAACAAGATAATTGATTATTCTGACAATATAATATTTCTAAATTTTTATTTAATTGTAAAGAAGTCAACTGATTATAAGAACAATATAATAATTTTAAATTTTCATTTAATTGTAAAGAAGTCAACTGATTATAAGAACAATATAATGTTTCTAAATTTTTATTCAAATGTAAAGAAGACAATTGATTATCATCGCAATGTAACTTTTTTAAATTTTCATTCAAATGTAAAGAAGTCAATTGATTATCACGACAAAATAATGTTTCTAAATCTTCATTCAATTGTAAAGAAGACAATTGATTATTAGAACATTCTAATGTTTTTAATTTTTTAAATCTTGTTACATCAAGCGAAGTTAACCTTTTATTAGATACATC